ACCAAAAGGCGTTAGAGCCTGTAGAGAAGGTTGACCTGCTCCTAATATCTTCATTCCGACATTACCTGTGCCACCAAAGCCTCCACCAAACATTCCTAAAATACTTCTTTGAAGTTGAGTTGCTGCCATTTTTGCAGCAGTATCAAGAAAATGATCTGCAATACGACTTAACATATTTCTAAATGCATCTCCGATTGACATTGTTCCTTTAATTATTCCTTTAAATGATTCTTCAAAAGACGTACCAATAGCACGACTTAGTTCTACTAATTGCATACCAGGACTATTTAATTCAATTAATTTCTTATCAAGTACTTCTATTTCATTATTAACAGCAGTTAATGAATCAGCCAAAGCTGTCGTTTGTTCAATAATTTTTCTAAATGCTTCTATTTGTGCTTCGGTTGCATCTTCACCTGTAAGTTCTTTAAATTGTTTTAATTTTTCATTTAATAATTCTGTATTTGTTATTCTTTGACGATTAAGAAAACCTCTTGTTTTATTTAATTTTATATTTTTTTCTTCTTCTTTGTTAAGAATTTCCATCGCAAGACTAGCACTGGTCATTGAATTACTAAGTTCTAATAGATCTTTAGCATCGGCTCTTAAATCTTGAACATTATCAAAACCCATTGATTTTAAAAATCCTATTTGTGCTCCAGGTTTTCCTTCCAAAAATTCAAAACCAGACAAAGCATCTGCTATTTGCTTAGGACTTCTCATTGTCCTCTTACCTACAGGACTAAAATCTAATTGACTAAAACCATTGTTTGATACAACATCTTGCAATCTTCTCCCTTCAGATCCAGGTAATATAGCAGCTAAGGCTTTTGTTACTCCTAATCTTTCATTTATATCTGCTAAAACACCTAAAAACTGTATTCCAATTTTTGCTATGGCAGAAGAAATTTCTGTGGCATCATCACCAAATTGTTTAATATTTTTGGTTGTATTGTCTCCTAAAAGAATTGTTGTTTGTCTTAATGCCTCATCAAAGGCAGCTTGTTTCCCTCTGGCTTTTTCTAGCAATTCAATATTTCTTCCAATAATTGTATTGCTTTCTCCTAAAGTCTGAACAATTTTAGTTGTATCTTGACTAAATTTCCCAAATGCTTGACCTAACTCACCAACTTTGCCAATAGTTGTATCAATTAAAGCTCCAATTTGTGTACCAACTAAAGATAAAGCAAAGCCAAATTGACCACCAAGTAATCCACCACCTGCACCACCTAAAAGACCACCTAAAGCTGCTCCTCCACCTTGACCAAATAGCAAAGGGAAAGAACCACCAATCAATGCACTTGAGGCAACTTGACCTCTTACTCTTTGATCTCCTCTTCTAAATCTTTTTATTCTGCCTCCTAAAGACTCTCGTAATCTTTCTCTTTCTTCTCTTCGTGATCTACTTTCTCTTCTTCTACCTCCTTTATCAGCTTGTGGCCCTCCTAATAAATCACGTTGTTTTTTCAACTCGCCATTCATCTCTTTTATTCTTGCAGTAACATCTTTAAAATCTTTCTCAGTAAAATCTAAATCT